AAGGTACATTTGAAGCTCCTACAAACACCAAGTTTGTTGGTACATTGAATGGCGCTATGCGTATCTATGTTGACGCTTACTTGAACGATCTAGGCAACAACGACAACCAAGTGTTAGTTGGATACAAAGGTACTAGCGAAGCAGATGCTGCTGCGTTCTACTGCCCATACATTCCTCTAATGAGTTCTGGTGTTGTTCTTGACCCAGCTACCTTCGAACCAGTCGTTGGATTCTTGACACGCTACGGCTATGTTGAGTTGAACAACACTGCAAGTTCTCTAGGTAACGCTGCTGATTACTTGAGCAAAGTATCTATCAACGCTAACACAGTTAGCTTCCAGTAATCCATTAATTGGATTTACTAAAAACAAAAACCCTCTTCGGAGGGTTTTTTGTTGACATAAAATTATATAATAGGTAAATAGATTGTTCACTCTTAAAGAGAGTTTATGCGGTTAACCATCCGCGTAGATCATGGAACGATTCAAACACAAGGAGAAAATAAAATGGGACGTCCTTTAGCAAAAAGATTTTTCGGTAACCGTAACGTTGGTTCCGCAAGTACATCAACTGACAATAAAATTGGTGGAGAAGGTGTAGCAAGTGTTAGCCAACCAGGCGGCGGAGTTGGTAGCTTTGTTGTCAGCGACACATATCGTAACTTTCCAACACTAACAGCCACAGCACCTACAATTCCAGGCGGTGTTACAGCATTATTAAGCCCAGTTTTTGAAGTTGCCACAGTTACATTCTCAAGTGGTGGCCAAACAAACGCCGACTACCTACCAGGTTTATCAACATCAATTCCTAGTTTAGGCGGTGGAGCAATTGTTAACATCACTGAAGTATCTAGTAAAGTTACCGCAGTTGACGTGACTACTACTGGCACTAACCGTGGTGAATTCCGTCTTGGTGATATTACTGGCATTGGACTTACAACACACCAAGTGTTACAAGCACCTAATACTGGTACAGACTTGCAAATCAACGTGACATTCCGTGCCAAGTCAGTTGAAATTGTTGAACCAGGTTCTGGTTATGTTTCAGTTCCATCGTTGACATGGGGTGGACATACATTCACTGGTCAAACAGCTCCATCCTTGAATGTTGTCACATTGACAACTGACAGTGGAGCTCCTGGTTCAGCAACTAACCAAGAAAATGCAATTATCGTCCGTGCTAAAACAACTAGTGTTGGATCTGTTTTACTTGGTGATATTCAAGCTCAAAAAGGTTCACACCGTTATAAAATTAAGACTACTGACGGCACTGCTGTGTGCAACTTAGTTGCAACTGCGGCCCCCACAGTTAATCAAGCATACATCTTAGCTAGTGATATTACTGGTAACGATTATTTTGTAATGAAACTTACTTCACGCACTGCGGTTATTAAACAGAAATCTGGTGGCTCAAACTATGAGTTTGCTGATCCAACAGCATATCCAAACGGACAGGTTGTCAAGTGGACACTTGGTACACCAGTAATAAACACATCTGTAAAAGTAGAAAACGCTTAATAGTTTTTCAACTAATAAAAGGCTCTTCGGAGCCTTTTTTCATTTAATGTATAGTAAATAAATTAGGTAAATACAGGATGACCACTCATTGGACTCGACCTTCTATTATTCGACAGTATGCTGAAGCAGAAACAAATATTGCTTGGCAAAGTGATAATATTGCTAATCTCACTATTGGATATGAAATTGGTGTAGAAACTTTATCACCGTTGTATCACATAGCTCGTAGTCCAAAGACTGATTTAATTTATAAAACGTGGTATTTAGAACTTACTAATTTTAATTTTGTTAATTTGCCTGATACTATATCAGGTATCTCAGCAAAAATTAATATGGATCGAGGTGGTAGAGTTATTGATGAGACAATTCAACTTACATATCAAGGGATATTAGTTGGAAGTAATAGGCCAGACGGGATAATTGATCCGCAAACTGGTGCTAGCAAACTAGCGGCAGTTACAGAATATGGTGGCAGCACTGATACTTGGGGCATAAAAAATTTAACTTCAAGTATGATAGCTGATGCTAGCTTTGGAATAACTGTGCGGTATCAAAGTCACCCTCATTGGCCTCATAAAACTGTTCCAACTTTGAAGTCAATTCAACTTCAGATTAGTTAATGCAATAAATACTCTAAAGGAATAAAAAATGGCAGTTAGAATATCAGGATCAACGCAACGTCCACCAAATAGTGGTCCAGTGTCGCCACCGGGGGTTGGTACAAAACCTGGGTCAGTTAATATTGTTAACACTAGTATTTTTATAACGGGCCATACAGTTATTGAAGGTGCCAGCGAATTTGTTACACCAAATAACGTTGGATCTATTTCAAACCCATATGCAGCGTCCTATATTGATGGAATCTTAACAGTAAATGGTGTACCGATATCAGAAATTGATGGATATAATTTAGCAGTAGACGCACCAGGTGCAATGTTTAGCACTACTGCTGAACGTCAAGAAGCGGCTGTATATTTTAGTGGCGGCGTTGGCATTGAACAAGATTTATCTGTTGGCGGTCTTATCTATGGCCGCATTTCACAGGCAAATACTGCTACCACCAGTTCACAACTAATAGTATTATCTAATAAATCAGATTATGAATTCTTCCCAGCATTTACAAATAAAGTAAATGCTAATAGAGGAAATCCCGCAGCATCCAATTTAGAAGATATTGGTTCTAATTTTTTATACGGTGACGCAAGTGGTGTAACTGAAGTTCCATTAAATGATCAAACTCATATCACATATAATCCTTTTCTAGGAAGATTGACTCTTAATAATTTGCACATTACATCAACTGCCACTACTACTGCTACAAATAGCGGGTCTGTAATTGTTGATGGTGGTGTTGGCATTGCTAAAGACTTAACGGTAGGTAATACCATTTATCCTGGATCTGTTGAAACAAGTACCATCGGTACTAGCTCAGCCACTTGGGCAAAATCTTATTTAGAAAACATCTATACAAAATTCTTAGGTAACAGTTTAGGCAATATTGAAATTGCACCTAATAATGGAATTAATTTTCCTAACAGCGGCAATGGTGGAACTGTTGATATTTTTGGAGAAATTCGTGTACGTGGTAATAATCCTATAGGTACTGCTCCAGTTGTAACAAACATTTTATATGTTACGGTGGATGGCAATGATAGTAATGACGGTCGTGCAATGGATCCAAGTCGCGCCTGCCGAACAGTTACTGGTGCAGTTAATAGTCCAGCGTATCAATCAGGTACACAAATTCGTGTTGCCCCAGGACATTATTTAGAAAATAATCCAATTCAATTAAAACCATATACTAGTGTTGTTGGCTCAGATCTACGTACCACTAGTATTGAACCTATGAATAAGACACAGGACTTATTCCATATGAACTCTGGTTGCTATTTGGCATTCATGCAATTTTTAAATGGACGTAGTGGACTATTACCAGGCACATATGCAAATGGATATAATCGAGGCGCATATTGCACAGCATTCCCTCCATTGCCAGTTGGCGAACAAATTACTTTGTTCCATAGCCCATACATTCAGAACTGTACAAATTTAACTGGCCCTTGGTTAAAAGACGGCACAATGTTTGTACCAAATGAAACTGTGCAAATTCCATTTGCAGTAGGTACTGGTACTTGGGTTGCTAATACAACCAGCATTGTTGTAAATTTCCAAAATTTACCAATAAATGGATTCATATATGCTGGTGTACGTAACAGTAGCAGTACCCAATATACCAATCCATTGGCTCTACAACCAACAATTGTTCCTAAAGGAACTGTAGCCGACAAAAATGAATTATTGAACAAAACAAATCCAGTATTATTTGATGCATATACTGCAACAGATACTGGTGCAATTTGGGTATATACGGAAGCTACTGGAATTCAATTAGGTCAAAGTATTGATACTGGTCCTCAAAATCCTGGATTCTTTAATGCAAGAACATTAATGTTAGCTAACAAGAAATTTATACAATGGCAGGTAGTGTCTTGGATAAATCAACAAATCCTTGCTAACGCAGGAATGGGCGGCATATGGGACGGGTTTGAATATGATCGACAAATATGCTATAGAGACGTTGGAATTTTAATTGAAAACGTGGCCTATGATGTTACATTTGGTGGAAATGAAAAGAGCATTGAATCTGGGTTAGCCTATTGGAAAGGTGCAGTAAGCCTTATCGCAACTGAAAGGTCACAAACAACTGCTGCAATTTCACAGCTAGAAACGTTACTTGAACAAGTAGTTGTAAATTCATTAATTACTCCGTTGCCTCCAGTTACAGACATTCCAGTTGATAAACAAGTTATCAACTTTGTGATGATTGATGGCGATGTTGCTATTCCTAGTATGCAGGATTTATTTGGCATTATCACTGAAATCATTACAAATGGTCCAGATGCGGCGCCTGCCAAATATAACAGTGGCGGACCAGATGCGGCATTTATTAGTGCTGAAATTTTAATGCAGGCCAACCGTACATTTATTCAAGAAAATACTATTAATTATATTAATTGGAATTTAGTTGGCGGTAGTTTACCATACAACAAAATTAAATGTGCTAGAGATTCTGGAATTATTATTGATAGTATTGCTGCTGACTTATTACATCCTACAACAGCCCATAGTCAAACAACATTTGCAGGGTTGCAATATTACTCTCAAAATGGATATATTGGAAATATTGGTACTGAAATTGTTGAAACTACCAGAGCAATAGCTTATCTGCAAAAAATAGCAGCCAAAGTTATACAAAATATTACTACGTCTACTGATGCATTATTAGGAATAACTCGTTTTTCTAATGCTACTCAAGACTTTAGTTATCAGCCGGCAACTGACAACGAAGTGGCCACTTTAAACAGTGAATTTGGAATCATTACAAGTATATTGAGTGGAGATGTTACAGGATGGACAGATGCATTAATTCCTAATGGTTCTCCTAGTAATTTGATCAATGTTCAAAATGCTTATAATTCACTACTGAGAAATACTGGATATATGACTGCTGAAGTTATTGCATATATTCAAGCTAGCGGAACTATTGGTGGATTAGATTTCCATGCATTTGATGTATCTACTTGCGAACGAGATATTGGATATATCATTAAGAGTGTGGCTTTTGATATATTACACGGCGGTAATAGACAAGCAATTCAAAGTGGATTGAGCTACTATAGTCAAGTAGGCGGAGCGACTGTGGTTCCTCAAGAAGTGGCGGCAACTTCTCAGGCATTTACTTTCTTAGGTGGATTGATTAATACACTAATTACTGCACCATTAAGTTATACACCATCTCAAATAAAAGTTCTTCCAGTATTAGATTTGCCGGTGTCTAGTTCTACAGTCACTAATTTAGTAACAATATTGGTTAATACATTAACTAACATTATTTCAAATGGTCCAACCGGGTACGGATATAGTCCAATTAATACGGCAACTAGTTATGCTTCAGAAATTACCAATGCATACAACATTATTGGAGCGAATCGTAAGTTTATAGTTGCTGAGACATTGGCGTATTTGGATAGAACCTTTAATCCAACTAGCTTCAATTATGATCAAGCATATTGCTATAGAGATATTGGACTAATGGTCGATGCAGTTAGTCAAGATATATTGTTAGGTGGAAATCAGAAATCTATCGAAGCTGGCTCCAGTTATTGGAACCAGGGATATAACTATATTGCAAATGAACTTACAACAACTACAGCCGCAATCAGTTATATTAGTGACATTAGCAAAAAAATTATTAAGAATCAAGTAGTGGCTCCTGTAACTGGTACAGTGGCTACACAAATTATCAACACTTTCTTCCAATATGGCGATGATTATATGCCACAAGAAGCAATTGGACGTAATTTTGGAATTATTAGTACTATAATTAACAACGGATTAAGTGCCTCGCCCCCAGTATATGCAGGAGGTGGGCTATTTGCATTGACTGGGTTGAATGGCGCCGATGTCAAATATAGTCCTAAAGTAACTTATGTTGGAACGTTAAGCGACACACAATATCTAATAGGATTAAACACCGCAACTATTGGATTTGGTATTAATTCTACTTTGTATTTTGGTGATACTCTTGTGTTCCCTAAACAAGAATTTGAAGTTAATACAATAAGTTTAAAACAAACTGGAAGTTATTCAACTTGGGATAGTCGTAAGGTTGATGGAATTGGCGGCATGGGCGGTAGTTTAGTTGACGGGGCTGTAATTAGCCCTCGCAGTCCAATCCAATCTTTTGTTTACGATGCGTTCACACAATTAACACAGGGCGGCCGAGGAATTCGTATTACCAATAACGGTTATGCGCAGTTAGTTTCAGTGTTTACTATTTTTGCATCAGTGGCTGTTCAAGTTGATAATGGGGGTATTGCGTCTATTGTCAACAGTAATGCTAACTTTGGTGATTTGTGTCTCGTTGCCAAGGGTTATGGTAAACGTGCATTTAGTGGAACAGTTTTCAATCCACCATATAGAGCATATCCATTCAGTCCAGGTGTTGACGGGCTTGATCAATACTATCCAAACGGGTATTGGCCAAATAATGGCGGCAAAGTTGAAATTTATGTTCCTGATTCTGCTAACCGGCCACACATTAGTTTGGTTATGGAAGTAATTCCACCAAATAATTATGTAAATGAATATAACAGTCCTGAACTTGCGGCTAATGGAATTGTGTTAGAAGGCTTTTTGAATGCTAAACCAAGTACAGGTACGTTAGTTGCTGGAACTATTAGTCTTTCTGATATTGATACAACTGACGTATACATTAACAATAACGTATACATTTTAGATCAATTTGGATACCCGTATGACAACTTTTCTTATTTGCATGATGATTTTGGAAATCCAGTTGATAGTAATGGTAAATCTACATCTACACATTATACAAATCCAGCATATAAACTTTGGTATGCTGCTACTGGCACATATGTAACTGATATTAATTATAATAGTATTGTGTTGAATAGACCATTAACAAGTGGTGCTAGTTTTTCAGCCAATATTAATTATTTTACTTTATATTTCTGTGGTAATTCGTATTATACGGTTCAAACTAGTTCAGTAGCTACAAATCCATATTTGTTAAATTCAAATATATTATCTGCTAACACTAACCCAAATTACCAAGGACCACAAACAAGCCAAATTACTCAACACGTTGCTATTTTAGGACACATGAGGGATTTAATTAATGCTATTATTGGTAATTCCATAGTAAGCACAAGTGCTGGAAATACTGTTGATCAATTTAGGGATACTAATTTAACTAATGGAATCTTGTCCACACCATTCATTAATTTACGATTTGGTTATTTGACTCAAATTATCAGTGCTCCAAATATAAATTCTGCATTGAGTGTTGTGCCATCAAGTGAGATTACACAATCTGGTGATATTCCAACTGGTGTGACTAGTGCAATAACACTAATACAGGAAAATATTGACTTTATTGGTTCTGAAATATATTATTATACTTTAGGACAATATCCTACATTATTAAACGGCAGTACTGGAACGTCTCAACAACTCAAATGTCAACGCGATATAGAATTAATTTGCCAACAACTAATTTATGATTTAGAAACTGGTGGAAACTATAACATGATCTATTCTGGATTGAGTTATTGGAGCCGTTCTGGTACCTATCATATTGTAGAATTGGGAGAAGCTGTTACAGATACTGAATTATTTAAAGACGGCACTACCGTTAATTTCTATCAACGAAGTTATATTAGTGCATCAGGATATGTATTTGAATATGTGGGTGCTGGGTCAAATTATGGCGCACTACCACAAGTAGGACAAGCTGACCCAGTACAGAAGCAAGAAACTGTACAATTGGATAGCGGTAAAGTCTTCTTTACAAGTACTGACCAAAATGGTGACTTTAGAATTGGTCCTAGTCTGGTAATTAGCCAGGCTACAGGGGTTATTTCAGGAAGAACATTTACCCAATCATTATTTGCTAATATGACTCCGTTCATCTTGGCTATTGAAAACTTATAAGGATATTAAAAATGGCACAATTACCATTAAACACATTTAAAACTAAAACAGCAAAACTTCAAAGTACATGGAAATTTGGTACTACTGCCACTGTTTATACTGCACCAATTGGAACTACTGCAATTGTTTTGATGGCGCAGGTTGCGAATTTAGATACTGCAACACACTATGTAAGTTTTAGCCATTATAGAAATCGACCAATATTAGCCGATGCACAAGGTAATGGCGGCCAAGCTGCTCGAACAACTAGTACACTGGTAATGAATTACGGTATTCCTCCAGGAGATGCTGGAAATCCTCTAAGTGGTAAATTGATTATCGAACAGTTAGATAGTGTTCAAGCCTATGCCGATGTTAACGGACAACTACAGTTGATATTAAGCATTCTTGAAACTGCTAATACATAATAGGATATTTCGATGCCATCATTAATAAGCGGATCAAAACTTAACCCTAGTTCACCATCAAACTATGCTGCATTGGGTGATGTTCAGTATAAACTTGGACCCACTCCCTCAACCAGCACGGGGTATACATTAATTACAGACGCAGATAGTAAATCTACATTTGTTAGTAGTTTAGGTAACTTACAATTTACTTCAGGTACAGTTTATAGTAATATTGTCAATCAAAATATTCAATTTATTGGAACTGGTACTGGCACTGTAATCGTTTCTGGACCACAACTTAATACCAGTACTACTACTGGAGTTTTGGTAATTCAAGGCGGCATAGGAATTGCCAATGGATTATATACAGGCGAAGACATTTATGTAAATGGTTTGAGAATTGGTCAAGGATATCAAGGTCATAATAACATTGTAATTCAAGGTATTGCTGACACTGATGGACAAAATTCTCCTGACGGTGAAAATAGTATTGGAATTGGTTATAACACTCTTGGTGGAATTAACAATTCTTTAAACACAATTGCTATTGGTAATTATGCATTAAGTACTGGCACTTACACTGTTAATACCATTGCTTTAGGAAATCACAGTTTATATAAAGCAGGTACTATAAAATCAATCCTAATTGGTAATATTACCACAATTTTAATTGGTTCCACTACAACAGTTAGTGTAATCAATCATGGATTGAGCACTGGAACTGAAATTATTATCAACGGGGTAACTGGTACTACTGAATTAAACGGCAATAATTATCTTGTAAATGTTATTGATCAAAATAAACTTGAATTATTTTCAATATATGATCCAAATTTAAGTACACCTGTAATTTCCTCCAATGCTTATGTTAGTGGTGGCACAGTATCACGCACTTGGACTACTCAAAATAATATTGGTATTGGAACCTATGCTGCTTCAAGTTTTTATCAAGGCGTGGACAATTTCTTTGCTGGACATAATGTAGCAAGCCAATTTACCACTGGTAGTTATAATTTGTTCATGGGTGCAGACACTGCCAATAACATGACCCATGGAAATTCCAATATTTCCATTGATGGAAATCAATTAGTTGACGGTCTAAATGGACAAATTGGTATTGGTTCAATATTTTATTACAATGGCGGCGGATATCTACAATTAGAAACAAATGTAGGATTGGGGCTAGGCGACGACGCCTCTAATTCAACTAATACGGGTGCTCTAGTGGTATACGGTGGAATGGGAGTTAGTAGAAGTTTGTACGTTGGCGCAAACTTAATTGCCAATGGTAGTGGAATAGTGACATTAAGTCCTAATGGTGGCGATGTGACTATGGAACCAACGGGTGGTGGATCAGTGGTCATTTATCCTGAATCAAATTCCCCAGGTAATATGGATAACATGTACATTGGTAGCTATCAACCAAGAGACGGAACTTTTGTTGATGTATATTCACAAACCGTACAAGTATCATCTACCGAAAGTAGTATCAGTACAGTTACTGGTGCATTAACCGTTGTGGGCGGCGTGGGTATTGGCGGAACAATGTATGTAAGTGGATTTAGAAACACTTCTACAAACTATTCTTTGTTCTATAATACATTAACTAATGAAATTACATTTGATGCTGCTGCTGGCGATGGCGGCGGTAATGGTATCTCTTCAACATCTACGAATACGTATAATGTCTATGTTCAAAATGTAGCAACAAATACCGTTTATTATCCATCTTTAGTTGAAACTATTGGCGATTTTAGCCCAATTGATGGCGATTATAACCTTACTTATGATACTACTGATAATAAATTAACTGTGCCAATGTTAACGGTAACAAGTTCTACAGTAAGTACAAGTTCCACAACTGGAGCATTAACTGTAACCGGCGGTGTTGGGATACAAGGCAGTGTATATAGTCAAGATGGCAATATACAAGAAAACTATCTATTATATTCTCCTAAGGTAAGCGTATCAAGCACTGTTCCAACAACGTCAACTAATAAAGTTGGTGATATTTGGATTGATTTAACTAATCTTGCATATTATCAATGGATAGACGACGAAGGCGCCAGATTCTGGTTACAAATAACAATATTATAAAAGAGTTAAAAATATGCCATTAGGATTTCCTTTAAACCCAACCACGGGTGATACTTATACATTAGGCACCCAAACATATAGATGGAATGGAGTTGCATGGGCCATACAAGTCCAGTCAGCACAAAATCCCAGCGCCATTACTATAGGGACTGGTACTGCTACGATATCAATTGGCAGCGGAACCATTACTATTGCTGGCGATACAGTATTAACTACTATAAGTATTGCAGCTGGAACTGATACCCAGATCAGTTCAAATCTAGGTATTGTTACAATATCAAATACTAGCTCATTACAATCAGTAACTGATCGCGGATCTACAACATCTAATATTGTTAATATTTCCAATCTTACCAACACTGAAAGTACCTACACTGGCGCACTGATAGTTGCAGGCGGCGTCGGCATTGGTAAAGATTTATGGATTGGTGGAAACTTTTATGTTCAAGGTAGAACAGTTATCACAACATCAACTTTTGCGGGACAAATTCAAGCTGGTCCAGATATATTAATCACTGCTACTGATACTGGTGTGGTATATTTCAGTGATATTAGTACACTACAATCAGTTACTGATAGAGGGGCCACAACTACCAATCAGATTCACTTTGCAAATACCACTAGTTCCACATCAAGTAGCACTGGCGCAGTGACTGTTGCTGGCGGCCTAGGAGTTGCAGGGCGTATAAGTTCAGAAAGTGTCCAAATTGCAGATGCTATCTTTGATTCTATGTCAGTTCAAATAAATAACACAGCAACAGTTGTTATTGATTACTATCCGTTCAGTACATTTAGGTCCGCCAAATATGTAATACAAATTGATAGTGGAACAGGACCAACTGCGCAGTTTGAAGTAATTGAAATTTTGTTATTGATAGACAATGTTGGAACAATATATGCAACTGAATACGCTGTGCTGACGTCTTCAGGTGAGCTAGGAGAGTTTGCAGCATCGTTAGATATAATGTCAAATAATGTAAATTTATATTTTACGCCATATGCTGCTACGAATAAAGTAATAAAAATATTAAGAACTGGGTTAGCTACTTAATTCTTATAACAGGAAAACACTAAATGGCACTAACATCAATTGGAAGAGACTTCGTAACACAGAGAGGTATAGTAGTAGAAGGTACTGGCACGGTTACATCTAGTACTGGGCAAACTAACGTTTTACAAGTTTTTGGCGGTGCAGCAATTGCAAAAAACTTAATTGTAGGATCAACTGCAACAGTCTGGGGTCCTACTAATTTAAATAACACATTGGCGGTTGGCGGTCAAAGCACATTTAATGAAGTTACGGCTACAGTATTTTCTGCTACCAGTATAACAGTTACTGGACAAAGCACATTGGGCACTGTCACTGCCACAGTATTTTCTGCAACTAGTGTAACAGTTACTGGACAAAGCACATTGTGCGCTGTCACTGCCACAGTATTTTCTGCAACTAGTGTAACAGTTACTGGAAAAACACTAGTCAATATATTCACTGCAACCAATGCTAAGACCGATTATTTAACTGTTAATACTCAGTTAGATGTACTTGAACAATCAAATTTAAATGGATTATTTGCTAGTCATTCAACAATGACTTCGTTAACCGTAAATGATGTTGCCAGTGTTGCTGGTATTTTATATGCCACGCAAGGTACTGATCCAACTGGTGCAAGTAACGGCACTGGTGCATTTCAAGTTAACGGCGGGGCAGCAATATCAGGACAATTATGGGTTGGCGGCGCTGCATATTTTGGAGGAGATTTATACGTTGACGGAACACAATTTGCAGTCAATAGTACAAGTATTGCCACAGGTGACAAAACTATAGTATTGTCAACAGCTAGCACAACGGCTGCTTTAGCAGCTGGGTCTGGTTTATTAATTGGCAGTTCTAATACTAACGTAGCATATGCATATTTGTTGTTTGATGGAACTACCTCAACTGGATATTGGTATACTGCCAATGGTATTAAAATCAATGCCACTACTGGTGCAAATTCTACTAATACTGGTGCATTGCAAGTTGCAGGCAGTATTGGTGTTGCAGGCGGAATGTTTGTTGCTGGGGTAGTAACTGCTAGTAACTTTATTGGATATTTAGGCGGCCCTGGTTCTGGCGCAATTGGATCTGGTTCAAATTTATATGGCGGGACTGTTGGAGCATTAGTTTATCAATCAGCTCCTAATACTACTGCATTTTTAAGCTCAGGCACTAACGGACAGTTGTTATATATGTCTGGTGGGGTTCCTACTTGGCAAAGTCCAGGTTTGTTAAGTGCTGGTAATGCAACCACTTCTTCAAATATTGCAGGTGGGTTGAAAGATCAAATCCCATTACAAAGTGCCCCAGGACAAACTACATTCAATGCTGGCCTAGTTTATAATGGTACAACTTTTACCACTACAAATATCCAAGTAACTAGCAATAATAACGCCACAAGTTCAACAGGTAATAGCGGTGCATTAATGGTCACCGGCGGCGTTGGTATTAGTCAAGATCTTTGGGTTGGCGGCAACCTTAATGTTGCTGGAAACATTATATTAGATGGAGTTGGACTTGATACTGTTCAAGGAACAACTGCAACATTTGCTCAAGTAAATGTAACAGGTACTGGGATTGCTTTAGCAGTTCCAAACGGTAGTATTAGCATTGGACAAATTGTAACTGCCAGTATAGTAGTCATTACCAGTACTAATTTCAGCACAAGCACTGCTATAAGTAACGCATTGTATGTTGCAGGTGGAGTAGGCATTGCTAGAACACTAAAGGTCACTGGTGACACTTGGATTGGTGGCAGTTTAAACGTAGCTGGTAATATTACCGGTACCAATGTAACTATTAATAATCTTACTGGTACAAACGCTCAATTCTATGGTGATGCAACTGGCAGTGGTGCTCTATATGCAGGTGTATTGGGATACACCCCGTTTGGCCAAACAATGGCGCAATTTACAGGTAATCTTGACAATTACATGGAAATTAATGTCCAGAATATCAGTACTGGAACAAAAGCATCCGCTGACATTGTAGTAAGTGCTGACAACGTTGGTACTAATAACGGCTATATTGATATGGGTATCACCAATAGTAATTGGGATGGTACACAACCATATAGTTTGGGTACAGTATTAGGTCCAAATGATGGTTACATCATGATGGGGCAAAATGCTAATCCTGGTGTTGGTGACTTAGTATTTGGTACAACTACTACTAGTAGTCAGATTAAATTTGTAGTTGCTGCAACCACATTACCAACAACTACTGCATCGGTTGCATTAATTATTAATCCAGTTGGTTCAGATGCATTATCAACAACTACTGGTGTAGTGGTAGCATATGGCGGTATTGCAGCAACAAGTGCATATATTGGCGGTATTGTAACAAGCACATCACATGTGATTTTTGGCACAACAGAAGTAAATTCCACTAACTCTGGTGCTTTACAAGTTGCTGGCGGCGCGGGAATTGGCGGAGGATTGTTTGTTGGCGGTGCAAGCACATTTACTAATGCAACTGTTACCATTTCAACTAACAGTGGTGCTTTGCAGGTAGTTGGCGGTGTTGGTATTGGTCGAGGCTTATATGTTGGAGATGCAGTAACTGCTACTTCAGTTACAGTTAGTTCAGATTATGGATTTAAGGCTCCTGCTACTAGTAGAATTACATTTGGTGTAAGTACAAGTACTGCAACTACTATCTATGCAGATTCTACGCAAATATTATTGCAACCTGCAAATAGTGGAACCGCAGTTACTATTAAGGCTGCTGGAACTCTTGGAAACAATACAGCATCTGGAGCGTTACAAGTTACTGGTGGTGTTGGTATAAGTGGTGGAGTTTTTGTGGGCGGCATCGTTACAGCGACAACATTTGTTGGTGCGTTAACTGGATTAGCTACAACTGCAACATTGGCATATAATGCTACCACTGCCACTAACGTGGCAGGTGGTGCCGCAGGCAGTATTCCAATTCAAGTAAGCCCGGGTGTAACTGGATTTATTCCATTAGGCACAAGTGGTTATGTATTGACTGCTGGTAGTACTACTGCAACTTGGACTGCATTAAGCGGAGTCACCGCTGGAAATGCAACTACCGCAACTAATATTTCTGGGTTTGCAGCACAACAGATATTATTCCAATATTCTCCAGGAATAACTACTGCTACTTCAAATCTAACATACAATTTAAATCTTAACCAGTTCACTACTACCAATATATTAGCATATGGAATTACAACATCTACTGGACAATTGGTTGCCAACAGTGGAGTCTCATCTCAAGGAACTAATACAGGTGCATTGGTAGTTTATGGCGGGGCAGGTGTAACTGGAGCAGTGAGTGCTGGCGGGATAGTATATGCTGGTTTACAAAGTGCAGCTACAAATGCACCAATACTAACATTCTCTGGTGGAAACACAACGTTTGCTACCTACACCAGCAACAGTTTGACTGGTACTGGTCAAGTCACATTAGACAGTTGGTCAACCAGTAGCTATCGAACAGCAAGATATGTTGTTCAAATTGAAGATAGTAGACAAGTTCATATTACAGAAATGACTGTATTTACTAATTGGTCTAATGTTTATGTAAACCAATATGGCATTAGCACTACAAATGGTGAATTAGGTGAGTTTGACGCTAATTTGGTTGGTGGTAATGTAACTTTATATTTTACTCCAGTTGGCGCGGCGGCAATGACTATTAAAATGTCAAGACTAACCATTACTTCATAATCAAATGAATATACATTAAAGGGGGAATTTTTCCCCTTTTTTTGTCTATTGTATTTTCTGAATAAATAACTCGTAGTCGAAAGTGGAAAGGGAAACAGACGACCATGACAGCAAATCAAATTGACTTTAAGGTCAAAAATGGCCTAACGGTCGTTAGCACAGCAACGGTTCAATCTATCGTAAACAGTACCAATACCTTAACGGGTGCGATGGTAATTAAGGGTGGCGCGGGCATTGGCGGTAACGTTAATATTGGTGGCACTGTTGTTGGTGGAAGTATCCGTAAGACTACTAGTTCAACCCCTCCTTTATACCCAGTTATAGGTGACGAATGGTATAATTCTGTAACCGATGCCCTATATAGATATACTTCTGATGTTAACGGAAATTCTTATTGGTTAGATATTACTGGTCCATTCTCAGCAGGACTTGGTGCAAATGGAGTGCAGGGTGTTCAAGGAGCTCAAGGCGTTCAAGGACCTTCTGGTGGAGCTCAGGGGGTTCAAGGCGCACAAGGTGTTCAAGGAGCGCAAGGAGCACAGGGCGTTCAAGGAGCACAGGGCGTTCAAGGAGCACAGGGCGTTCAAGGAGCACAGGGCGTTCAAG